CTATAAACCCAAGAAGGAAACCCTGGTAGAAATGCTTGAAAATATTAAATTCGAAAAAAGAGTAGGAGCATAACATGAAACTATTAGATTTTATTTTTGCAAAACCAAAAAAACAAGAACCGATTAAACACGATACTAAGCGATTGTCATCTGAAAAGCAGTATGATGCATTCCACGCTTATATGAGGAAACAGTATGAAACAACAACTAATTAACGACAATGAATTTTTGCAAGACGAAAATTGCAGGTTAAATAATGAATTGGCGGAACATTACTTTGTAGTTACAGCTAAAGCAAATTTATTAGATGTCATTATTGCTAGTGATTTTATCTTGAAAAGTACGCTAGATAAATGCATTGCTGAATTGGATGAAATTGATCAAATGGAACTTAGAAAGGTATGGAATAAGTAGTATGAGATTAGCAAAGCAAAAAATTGGAGCTCAACAAAATGGATATGGTCGCATTGGTTGCGACATTGACCTATACAACGAAATCGCAGAAATTGCTGATAAGTGTGGCTATACGCTAACAAGTGTCACAAATGCTTTGCTTGGTTATGCTTTGGCAAACAGCGAAGTTATCACAGAGACCAAGACGATTGAAGTAAACAGTTTTAGAATTGGAAACGAGGATTTTGAAGATGTCAATAACAATTAACAAGCTTGAAATTGAAAACGTTAAACGAATCAAAGCAGTAAAGATTGAACCATCCGCAACCGGCCTGACTATAGTTGGTGGAAACAATAACCAAGGGAAAACAAGCGTTCTAGATGCAATTGCTTGGGCGCTAGGAGGCAATAAATATAAACCAAGTCAAGCAACACGAGAAGGGTCCATGGTACCACCTACACTTAAAATCACCATGTCTAACGGACTTATCGTTGAGCGTAAAGGCAAGAATGCTAGTCTTAAGGTGATTGACCCTAACGGACAAAAAGGCGGTCAGCAGTTGCTAGATAGCTTTGTAGAAGAATTGGCTATTAACTTGCCGAAATTTATGGATAGTACACCAAAAGAGAAAGCAGATGTCTTGCTTGAAATTATTGGTGTCGGTGATCAGCTAGCAGAGTTAGAGCTAAAAGAAAAAGAAATATACAATCAACGTCACGCTATCGGTGTTATAGCAGACCAAAAAGAAAAGTTTGCTAAGGAGATGACATATTATCCTGACGCACCTAAACAACTGGTAAGTATTTCTGAGCTTATCCAACAACACCAAGCTATCTTAGCCAAAAACGGAGAGAATGCTCAAAAGCGTCAAAATGTAGAACGTATTCGCTATGATTATAATCAATCTATCTTGGAAGTTGACCGTTTACGCAAGTTATTAGCAGATGCAGAAGCTAAGACGAATAAGTTAAGCGAGGATTTAAAAATAGCAAATACTGACGCTATGGATTTACATGATGAATCAACAGCTGAAATCGAGGCGAATATTGCCGATATTGATGAAGTCAACCGCAAAGTGCGCGCTAACTTTGATAAAGATAAAGCTGAAGAAGATGCTAAACAGCAGCGTGAACAATATAACATATTGACTAATGATATTGAGTCAATTCGTCAACAAAAAAGAGACTTATTGATTAATGCAGATTTGCCGCTTGAAGGCTTATCAGTAGATGATGGAAAGTTACTTTACCTTGGTCAAGAGTGGGATAACATGTCAGGCAGCCAACAACTAATAGTAGCAACTGCTATTGTACGTAAACTAAAACCAGATTGTGGCTTTGTTTTGATTGATAAACTCGAACAGATGGACAACATCACACTTGAACAATTTGGTAAACGGCTAGAGCAGGAGGGTTTGCAAGCTATTGCAACCCGTGTATCAATTGGTGAAGAGTGTGCCATCATTATAGAAGATGGATACTCAGTGGAAAACAAAGCTCATAACTTTAAAACAGCAGAGGGTGGTAATTTTGCTGAAACAGTAGCACCGACTTGGAAAGGTGAGTTTTAGAAAGAGAGGTAAATATGCAAATTACAAGAGGTAAACGAGCACGTGCTCAACGTGTCATCATTTATGGACCAGAAGGAATCGGTAAATCTAGTTTTGCTGCTAATTTTCCTGAACCATTGTTCATTGATACGGAGGGATCAACAGATAATATGGATGTTGCTCGCATGGACAAACCGACAAGCTATATTATGCTAAAAAATCAAATTGCATGGATTAAAGCGAATCCAACATGTTGCAAGACACTCGTTATTGACACTATTGACTGGGCAGAAAGCTTAATAGTAGATGATGTATGTGCTCAACATGGAAAAAAAGGAATTGAAGATTTTGGATGGGGTAATGGTTACACTTACACAAAAGAAGAAGTTGGACGTTTTCTAAATATGTTGCAGGAATTGATCGAGTTAGGTATCAATGTCGTCCTTACTGCTCATGCCCAAATGCGTAAATTTGAGCAACCTGATGAAATGGGAGCTTATGATCGCTGGGAACTCAAGCTAGGTAAAAAGACAAGCTCACAGACTGCACCATTAGTTAAAGAATGGGCTGACATGGTTCTGTTCGCTAATTATAAAACTGTAGTGATGACAGCTGATAACAACAAGAAGAAAGCAACTGGCGGTGCCCGTGTCTTATATACACAACATCATCCAGCATGGGATGCAAAAAACCGTCATGGATTACCAGAAGAAATGCCACTTGATTACGCTGGTATCGCACATATATTCGCACAAGCACCAAGTCAACCAGTAACAGAAACACCGCCAGTACAGCAACCTACGCCTGCTCAATCCGTACACGAACCCGCACATGAGCATCGAACAACGTCTCAACCGCAACAAGTTCCAAAGAATGAAACAGGTCAACAAGTTGTGTATCCATCATCATTGCCACAGGCATTAACAGACCTGATGATGGCCGAACAAGTTACACCAGATGAGTTAGTAGCAGTAGCAAATATTAGAGGACACTTCCCTCCACTGACTCCTATTGAAAACTTTCCACCAGATTACTGGAGCATGATTGTAGCAAATTGGGGAGCCACATTGGAAGTTATTAAAACACAAGTCCGAGCAATAGAACCGCCCTTTACAGTGGAAGGCTCATAGATTTTGGGAATTAGAAATAATATCGAGGTATAACAAAACATGGATAAAACAATCAAATTAGATTTATCAGCTATTGGAGAAGGGGGCTTACAAGAAAAAGTGGATAGCGTCTTATGGTCATTGTAGAAGGCCCTCGTGAAGTTATTGTTTGCGAAGAAGATGATGACGACCTTAATCGAAATGTGTTAGTAACTGTGGAGGCAATTATTCCAAATGTTCAATTTGGCCGCTATGATTCACCTTCTGATTTTAATATTAGTCTGCAATCATTATTCGTTAACGCTGACGATCGTAACACAGTTATTGAATTCGCTAGTGCATTAAAAATCGAAAATGGCTCAGAAATTGTTGATGATGGCATTGGTCAAACTGCCACAATTAAACAAGGTGTGGCAAGCCTTGCAAAAGCTAAGGCGCCAAACCCAGTTACATTACGTCCATACCGCACATTTTCTGAAGTAGAACAACCTTCAAGTGAGTTCATTTTCCGCATTAATCAACTTGCTAATATGGCTTTGTTTGAAGCAGATGGTGGAAAGTGGCGCTTAGATGCTATCAATAATATTGCTAACTACTTAAAAGAAGAACTTGCTGATCAAACTAACATTACAATTTTAGCTTAATAGAAAATAGGAGAAATAAAAATGACTGAATACAATAACAACTTTGACCGTGAATTGGGATGGGATGATGAAATTACACAAGACAGTGTAGGTTTTGTTCAATTAGTGCCTGGTGATTATCAATTTACAGTAATTAATATGGAGCGTGCTCGTCACACACCTAATCCGAAGAGTCCAGGAAAATTACCAGCGTGTAACAAGGCGGTCGTTACGATTCAAATAGAAACATCAGAAGGAATCGCGCAATTAACTCATAACTTATTCCTACATACTACAACAGAAGGTATGCTATCAGCTTTCTTTGGAGCTATTGGTCAAAAGAAACATGGGGAACCACTTAAAATGAACTGGAATACCGTCATCGGAGCTAAGGGGGTTGCTCGTATTAATAAACGTAAAGGCACCGGCGATTATGCTGATCGCGAATACGATAACATCAAATCTATGATTTACGCTGATGAAGTTGATTGGACAAAAGTATTAAATAAAGATGTCGCACAACCACAGCAAATGACACATCAACAATCTGCTCAACCTACATATCAGGGACAACAGGCACAAGGCACTAATTTTGCACAACAACCAGCAACGCAGTCATATCAACAAGGTCAAATGCAAACACCTCAACAACCTCAAGGCGGATGGGGAGGATTCTAATGCAGCTTAGACCTTACCAAGAAGAGGCAAGGTCAGCAGTGCAACACGAGTGGGAAGACGGCAAGAAGAGAACTCTTCTTGTCCTTCCAACTGGTTGCGGTAAAACTATTGTCTTTTCGAAAATTATTGAAGACCGTGTAAGGCTCGGAGAGAGAGTTTTGGTTCTGGCTCATAGGTCCGAACTTTTAGAACAGGCTAGTGATAAATTGATGACAGCAACTGGATTAGGGACAGCATTAGAAAAAGCAGAGAATACTTCTTTAGGGTCATGGTTCAGGGTTGTAGTTGGATCAGTTCAAACGATGCAGAGAGAGAAGCGTTTGAGTAAGTTTCCTACAAATCATTTTGACACAATTATTATTGATGAAGCCCATCATGCCATCTCTGATGGTTACCAAAGAGTTTTGCAACACTTTGATAGTAGCAATGTTTTGGGAGTGACAGCGACACCAGATCGCGGTGACAAACAAAATCTAGGTAAGTATTTCGATAGTTTAGCTTATGAATATTCCTTAGTAGATGCCATCAAGTCTGGTTACTTATCTAAAATTACCGCAGTTACTATCCCGTTGACTTTGGACTTATCTACAGTTAGTCAGCAAGCTGGAGATTTTAAAGCAAGTGAGATTGGGACGGCGCTTGACCCGTACCTAGAACAAATTGCCGATGAAATGGTGAAGCAATGCGCAAACCGTAAAACAGTTGTATTTCTTCCGCTTGTTAAAACTTCCCAAAAATTTCGTGATATTCTAAACCAAAAAGGATTTAAAGCAGCAGAGGTCAATGGGGAATCGAAAGACCGCGCTGAAGTCCTAGAAGACTTTGATAATGATAAATATAATGTACTATGCAATTCAATGCTTTTAACGGAGGGGTGGGATTGCCCGACAGTCGATTGCGTAGTTGTACTGAGACCCACAAAAGTAAGAGCTCTTTATAGTCAAATGGTTGGTCGTGGCACACGATTAGCGCCGGGGAAAGAAAATCTACTATTATTAGATTTTTTATGGCATACCGAACGCCATGAACTTTGTCGTCCTGCTCATCTAATTGCAAAGACACCAGAAGTTGCTCAAAAAATGGTCGATAACATGACAGAGGAAACTGAAGTAACCTTTGAATTGTTAGAAGCTGAAGAAGTAGCTAGCAAAGATGTTGTCGCAGAACGAGAAGAAGCACTCGCTAAGCAGTTAGCAGAAATGCGTAAGCGTAAACGTGCATTAGTTGATCCGTTGCAATTTGAAATGTCTATCAATGCTGAAGACTTAGTGGACTATGTACCAGAATTCGGCTGGGAAATGGCTCCTGTTTCTGATAAACAAAAGAACGCTTTAGAAAAATTTGGTATTTTTACCGACGACATTGGAAATGCAGGTAAAGCTACTAAATTATTGGAGCGATTGGCCAAGAGGAGAGAAACTGGCCTAACAACACCTAAACAAATCAGAATGCTAGAACGATACGGATTTAAAAACGTTGGAATGTGGAAATTTGAAGTAGCATCAAACATGATTAACCGCATTGCTGCTAGCGGATGGCGCCTACCAAAAGGCATCAATGCTCGAGAATACCAACCTGAATAGGAGACAAAAATGGGAGAATATTGTCACTTAAAAGAATTAGATGGACTTAGATTTGGATCATTGACAGTCATTAATAGAAACCGTAACAATTCTAAGGGTGGCAATGCACGATGGAATTGTCTTTGCGACTGCGGAAATAAAACAGTTGTTATTGGAAGTAAATTAAGAAGTGGTTATACAAAATCATGTGGATGTGCACGTAAAAATGACAACGCTAAAGGTTATTCATCTACAAGACTTTACAGAATTTGGAAAGGCATGATGAATAGATGCTATAACCACAAAAACGATAATTACAAATATTATGGTGGAAAAGGTATTTCAATCTGTGATGAATGGCTAACTTTTATTAATTTTAGAACATGGTCGCTCTCTAATGGATATAAAGAATCATTAACCATTGATAGAATAAATCCAAAAGGTAACTATACTCCACTAAATTGCAGATGGGTAAGTATGAAAATGCAGCAAAACAATAAAACGAATAATAGGTATTTATCATATTTAGGTCAAGAATATACTATTGCTGAATTTTCAGAGAAGTTAAATGTTACCTATTGGACTGTAATAAATCAATTGAAATTAGGTTGGAGTGTAGAAAGAATAGTAGAAGAAGCGAGAATGAAAAATGACAGATGATAAATTTGATTTATTACCTTTACTTGATTATATTGATCCATCAAAACTATCATATCAAGACTGGGTGAATGTTGGTTTTGCCCTAAAACACGAAGGATATACTGCTATGGATTGGGACATTTGGTCACAGTCTGACAGTAGATACAAAAAGGGTGAATGTTTCGCTAAATGGGATAGTTTCCAAGGTAATGGACTTGGGACTGTCACTGGCGCAACTATCACACAGTTAGCGAAAGAAAACGGGTGGACATCTGACTACCGTACGAGTGATGAAGCCCACGAGCTTGATTGGGATAGCACTATTGATCGTGACTATAAAATTATTGACAAGAACTGGATCGAAGCAAAAGAAATTAGAGAACCTACTAACTGGTCACCCGTTCACGATTTGATTACTTACATCAACACTCTTTTTGAATCAACTGACAAAGTCGGATATGTAACAGAAACATACCCGATTGAAATAGATAAGGGCATTATCTATAAACCAACAAAAGGAGCCTATGACAGGACAGCTGGTCAGCTTATCCAAGAATTACAAAAAAATCCTAATGACATTGGTGCTGTCCTCGGTGACTATAAAGAAGAAGCTGGTGCATGGATACGATTTAACCCTTTAGATGGCAATGGTGTCAAAAACGACAATGTAACAGACTTTAGGTATGCCTTGGTTGAATCCGATAGTATGGAACTTGGTAAGCAGTATGCTTTATTTAAAGAACTAGAATTGCCAATAGCGACATTGGTCCATAGCGGTAAAAAATCATTACACGCTATTGTCAAAGTAGATGCTAGAGATTATCAGGAGTACCGCAAACGGGTTGATTACATCTATCAAATCTGTAAGAAAAACGGTCTTGATATTGACACACAGAATCGTAATCCAAGTCGTCTATCACGAATGCCAGGTATTATGCGAAACGGTCACAAGCAATTTTTGATTGATACAAATATTGGTAAAACCAATTATGAAGAATGGTATCAATGGATTGAAGATTTAAATGACGACTTGCCAGATCCTGAAACGCTAGCTGATGAATGGAACAATTTACCAGAACTGGCTCCTGAATTAATCAGAGGAGTGTTGCGTCAAGGACATAAAATGCTAATTGCAGGACCATCAAAAGCCGGTAAGTCATTTGCATTGATTGAGTTATCTATTGCTTTGGCCGAGGGGCAGAAATGGTTAGGTTGGCAATGTGAACAAGGGAAAGTCCTCTATGTCAATTTAGAACTAGACAGACCATCAGCTTTGCACCGCTTTAAAGATGTTTATGACGCGATGGGGTTACCTCCTACTAATGTGGCAAATATTGACATTTGGAACCTCCGTGGGAAAACAGTACCAATGGATAAATTAGCACCTAAACTTATCAGACGTTCACTTAAGAAAAATTACCAAGCGGTTATTATCGACCCTATTTATAAAGTTCTCACTGGTGATGAAAACAGTGCTGATCAGATGGCCCATTTTACAAATCAATTTGATAAGGTGGCTACTGAACTTGGATGTAGCGTAATTTATTGCCACCACCATTCTAAAGGAAGTCAAGGTGGCAAAAAATCCATGGACCGCGCAAGTGGTTCTGGGGTATTCGCTCGCGATCCAGATGCTTTGATTGATTTAGTAGAGCTGGAACTGACAGAAGAGTTAATCAAGCAACGTGTTGAAAAGTCATCTGCTAAGGTTTATCAGAAAGCTTTGCAGGAACAAAACCTTTCTTACTATCAGCATGAAGTGACATTAGACGATTTAGAAAGCCGCTATCAAATGCAACAACATTTTGACAAGGCGATACCAGATATCATGCTAAAACAGCCATATCTGAACGAAATCAAGAGAATTACTCACGCTATTGAAATCAGTACAGGCTGGCGAGTTGAAGGGACTTTACGTGAATTTGCTAAATTCCAGCCAGTTAACATGTGGTTTAGCTATCCTGTTCATGAAGTCGATACAACCGGGGTACTAGCTGATATTCAGTTGGAGGATAATACACCTAATTGGCAGAAAAACATAGGTAAAGCAGAGAAGACTAAGAAAAAATCTGCTGAAGAAAAGCAAGAGAAACTCATCAATGCCATTCAGGTACTTAATGATGGTCTTGAACCAGTTACTGTCGATTCTGTTGTGGAATATTTCTCAACTGAAGCCAAACCTATAAGTGAAAAAACAATCCGCAGATGGGTCAAAAATTCAGGTCAATATAACATCGAAAAAGGAAAAATTCTCCCTAAAAATGATAATTAGGGTCACGGACAAAACCAAAAATGTCCGTGGACAAAAAATGGGACAAAACCGAAAATTCTTGGTTATGTCCGTAGGGACAAAATGTTAAAAAATTGTCCCTGAAAGTGTCCGATGGACAAAGGGACAAAACCAAAAATGTCCGTAAGAAATCGCTCAACCGTGCAGGTTTAGAGGTGCTATGGACAAAACCAAAAATGACGGACAAAACTAGGGACATAATTCTATTTTTTTCAAAAATAGAATTTAGGAAATGTCCCAATTGGTCAATAGGTACATGAACAGGAACAAGGGGGTCTAGAATCTCCCCCTTGTAACCCTGTAACCATGTCCCTTGACATTGACTATGCGCGAAAATAAAAAAGATGGGAAGTGACAAAAATGGAAGAATACAAAAAAAGAATGATTGTTGAATATCAAGAATTAAAAAGCCGTGCAGAAAAATTATCAGTATTAATTAATAAATTTTATATTGATAGTCTAGATTTTAAATTACAATGTCCTATTGAATTATTAGTAGCACAATGGCATGCAATGGGTGCTTATCTAAAAATTTTAGAACAACGTGCAGCAATTGAAAAAATAAACTTGGATAATGTTGATCATGACAATTGAATTTTTTATCCCAATGAAAAAAATACCGACAACTACACACCAACAAAAAAAGGTCCGAGTGGTAAATGGTAAGCCACAGTTTTATGAACCTGACTCACTTAAGGATGCCAGGGCGAAATACATGAGTTTGTTATCAGCTCACAAACCTGATCATAAAATCAGTGGACCAATTAGGCTGACTGTCAAGTGGTTATTTCCAATGACAAAGAAATCAGTTAATGGACAGTATAAAACTTCTAAGCCTGATACTGATAATTTGAACAAGCTACTTAAGGACTGTATGACTGAATTGGGTTACTGGAATGATGATGCGCAGGTTGCTTCGGAAATTATTGAGAAGTTCTGGGCTGATACAGTAGGAATATATGTAAAGGTGGAAGAGTTATGAAAATTGATTATATTAATTTTTTTGAACGAGTGGTTCCTGGCTGGATGAGAGAGAGTAATGTCAAAATGCAAGAAGTTGGATTTAATACTGAAGCGTATTGGCAATGGGCAAATCAATCTATTGTTGCAATCTGCGAAAAGTACGGAAATGACAGTCTGATCAATGGGCAGTTTCATCTGATTTGGGAATGGTTGGAGGATAAAGCAAACGGAGGTTAACGATGACTGAAGAGCAAGAACTAATAAAACCGCTGCTACGAAGAGATAGAGCGGAAAGATGATAGATTGTATATGCAGTCTAATGTAATTGCCGTCTTAATGACAGCAGTTCTTATGTTACTGATGATAAGTATAGCCTTACAAAACCACTACGAGCCGCAAATATACGGACTACGTGCTCAGCTAAGTAGGACACAAAAGCAGCTTAAACGTGCTAGTGATGATAGAGCTAGACAGACAAAGAGAATTGCAGAATTGACGAAAAATGGGGGATAAGGATGGACAGATTTGATAAAGCACAAGCGGCAGCGTTTGACTTGATGTGGATGTGTTCTGGTGGAAAATCCAGTCGAACATTTAAAGCGAAGGGGAAGACGTATAAGATGACTCTGGAGGAGGTAAAACTTAGTGAGCAGATTATCTAATGCACAGTTAAAAGCTTTTGACGAATGGCTGTTTGATTATCGTTTTATTGATAACAAGATCGCACTCCGAAAACTTGAGCTACAAACTGATATGAATACTGCGGTAGATAAAAATATCGGTGGAGGAAGAACAAATTTTGTTTCAAAAGTTACTGAGGATGTGGTTGCAAGGTGGGATTCAGATAGGGAACTAAAGGGTCTATCCAATTTCAAAGAAGCAGTTATTGCAACGTTAAATCTTTTGGATGAAGAACTAACTGATATTTTTAATCTTAGGTGGGGCGTTGGTTCAAGTAACACTTGGGAAGAAATTGCCTACACAAGACATCTGTCGCGTAAGTCTATTTACCGCAAAAGAGAGCGGATTCTAGAAATATTTTCCAAAAAAATAGGAATGTGACACAAAAATGTATGGAATTGTCATCTTTTTGATGATAAATTGGTAGTATGAGTTTGAAGGTAAGGCAAATAGTGTCTTGCCTTTTTGTTATGCTTGGAGGTGATGGAAAATTGAGTAAATTAACCCTAAAACAGAAGCGTTTTGCAGATGAGTACATCATCTCAGCTAACGCGACAGCAGCTGCTATTAAAGCAGGGTATAGTAAAAAGACAGCAAGGTCAATAGGTCAAGAAAACTTGACCAAACCTGACATTAAAGCTTATATAGACGAGCGGCTTGAAAAACTTGAATCTGAAAAGATTGCTACGCAAGAAGAAGTCCTACAATATCTCACTTCAATTATGCGAGGAGACCAACAAGAAAAGACGCTCATTAGCGTTGGAGAGTTTGGCCAGAAGATAGTTGACATCGATGTTGGTGCCAAGGATAGAATCAAGGCAGCTGAGCTACTAGGCAAACGGTACAGGTTATTTACTGACAAGGTTGAAATGGATGTCAGCTCAGATGTAACCATTAACGTAGGTGAGTGGGATGACGACTAAACAGCGCCCTAAAATTAATATCGTGATCAAGCATCCTAGCAAAGTTTTTAACAAACATATCTACGACAAACTTTACAACTATAGCAACTTCACGGAAGTTCATTATGGTGGGGCGTCTAGCGGAAAGTCTCACGGTGTTTTTCAAAAGATAATTTTAAAAGCACTTAACCCTAAATTCAAACATCCCAGAAAGATATTAGTTCTCAGAAAAGTCGGTGCAACTGTTAGAGACTCTGTATTTGCTGATATCATGTCTAATTTGTCGTATTTCGGCATCTTGGATAAATGTAAGATAAATATGTCGGCTTTTAGAATAACGCTCCCAAATGGCGCAGAATTCATTTTCAAGGGTATGGACAACCCAGAGAAGATTAAGTCAATTAAGGGTATATCTGATGTGGTTATGGAAGAAGCTAGTGAGTTTACGCTTGATGATTATACGCAGTTGACCTTGCGTTTAAGAGATAAGAAACATCTAGAGAAGCAAATATATTTGATGTTTAACCCGGTATCAAAAGTAAACTGGGTTTATAAAGCCTTCTTCGTTAAGACACCTAAGAATACAGTTGTCTATCAAACAACTTATAAAGACAACCGCTTCTTAGATGATGTCACGAGAGAAAATATCGAGGAACTAGCCAATAGGAATGAAGCTTATTACAAAATATATGCTCTTGGCCAGTTTGCTACACTTGATAAACTAATTTTTCCCAAATATGACAAGCAAATATTAAACAAAGACAAGTTATCACACTTGCCTTCTTTTTTTGGTTTGGACTATGGATTTATCAATGATCCTTCGGCACTTTTGCATGTTAAAATCGATGACGCAAACAAGAAGTTATACATCTTAGAGGAATATGTCAGGAAGAATTTGACCAATGACAAAATAGCAAATGCTATAAAGGACCTCGGCTATGCCAAAGAAGAAATCAGAGGAGATTCGGCTGAAAAGAAATCTAATCAAGAGCTGAGGAATTTAGGTATTCCTAGAATGATTGATGTTACCAAAGGGCCTGGAACCGTTATGCAAGGAATACAGTATTTGCTTCAATATGATTGGGTTGTTGATGAAAGGTGTGTCAAGACTATTGAAGAACTCGAAAATTACACTTGGAAGAAAGACAAGAAAACTAATGAGTATATCAACGAACCAGTTGACAGTTATAACCACTGCATTGACGCCATAAGATATGCCGTACAAGACAGAATATACCAGTCGGCGGATAGAAGTAAGCGCATGAAAAATGCTAAATATTATTTTTAGGAATGAGGTGAAACTTTGGAAGAAAAACAATTTTTAGCAGGAACTCGTTTTAATGAGAATGCTAATAAGCAATTTATTATGCTGCAAGAAGACTTTGAAGCAATTGACTATGAATCAAAACTTTGGATAGATCAACTTAAGAATTACATTTCAAGGTTTAAAGCAGAACAATTAGAGCGTTTGAAAGAGTTAAAGCGATACTATCTTGGGGATAATAACATCAAGTATAGACCTGCTAAAACAGATAAATACGCAGCGGATAATCGTATTGCAAGTGATTTTGCTAAATATATTACGGTATTTGAGCAAGGTTATATGCTTGGTGTTCCCGTTGAGTACAAAAATGAAAATAAAGACCTCCAGGCAGCTATTGACCTTATGTCGGTCAGAAACAATGAGGACTACCACAACGTCAAAATAAAAACAGATTTATCAATTTATGGAAGAGCCTACGAGCTGTTAACTGTTGAGGAAATAGATGACAAAAAAACCGAAGTAAAACTCTACCAGCTCCCAGCCGAGCAAACTTTTGTTATCTATGATGATACATACCAGCGAAATTCGTTGATGGCCGTTCATTTTTACGACATAGATTATGGCTCAGGTAAACGTAAACAGATTATCAAAGCATATACTTCCGACACAATTTATACCTACGAAGACTATAACCTTGAAACAAAAGGTATGCGATTAAAAGATTATGAAGGACATTTTTTTAAAGGTGTACCAGTCAACGAATACGCTAATAACGAGGAGCGAACGGGGGCTTATGAGTCTGTACTTGATAATATTGACGCCTATGATTTATCTCAATCAGAGCTTGCTAACTTTCAACAAGATTCAGTCAATGCGTTGCTTGTAATAGCTGGTAATGCTTACACAGGAGCTGATGAGAATGACTACTTAGATGATGGCCGATTAAATCCTAATGGTCGTTTAGCGATCTCAATTGGGTTTAAAAAAGCCCAAGTGTTAATTTTAGACGATAATCCTAATCCAAATGGCGTTAAACCGCAAGCGTACTTTCTCAAAAAAGAGTATGATACCGCCGGTAGCGAAGCCTACAAAAATAGATTAGTTGCAGACATTTTGAGGTTTACTTTTACGCCAGATACACAAGATATGAAATTTTCAGGAGTTCAATCTGGTGAATCAATGAAGTATAAGCTTATGGCTTCTGACAACTATCGCGAGAAGCAAGAGAGGTTGTTTAAAAAAGGATTAATGCGACGCTTACGCTTAGCAGCTAATATCTGGGCCATCAAAGGGAATGAAGCAACTACATATAGCCTTGTAAATGATACGAGTATAGTTTTCACACCTAATCTTCCTCAAAACGATAATGAAATTGTTACAGCTGCACAAAATCTTTATGGCATTGTTAGCGATCAGACTATCTTTGAAATCTTAAATACTGTCACAGGAGTAGATGCTGAAGCAGAGCTTGAACGCTTGAAAGAAGAAGCTGATAAAAAGCAATCTTTACCGGAGCCTAGATTGGTAGGTGATGCTAGTGGTCAAGAAGAACCAACGGCAGAAAAGCCTTAATTACTGGCAAAAGCGTCAAGAAGATATTCTAAGTTATTTAGACAGAACTGATTTAGATGTCTTTTCAGAACTGCAGAAGTTATATAATGAACAGGCTTTTGAGTTACAAAAGGAATTGTTTGATTTTTATACTAAGTATTCTGAAGAGAACAAAATGACTTATCAGGATGTCGTTAAAAAACTACGTCATGAAGATTTATCAGATTACGTAGCTAATGCTAACAAGTATCGTAAACAAGCTGAGAAAGATCCTGAGCTGCTAAAACGACTTAATGAGCAGTATGTATCAGCAAGAGCTACAAGGATGGATGCATTAAATCTTGAGCTTGTTTATCGTGCGGGGATACTAAAAGGTGTACTTGATTCAGCATTTGAAAATCATTTAAAAAAAGTTGCCTCATATGCTTATAAAAAAGCAATGGGTGGACGGTCAGGGACAATCAATGGTCCAGTTTTAGAAGAACTGGTTAGAACCCCGTTTGATGGTTATAACTATTCAGAACAGTTGTGGGGCAATACTGACAATCTTGTTAAGAATCTTCAAAAGAGATTAAAACAAGGTTTTGTTCGTGGCGAGCATCCTAGAGCGATGGCCAGAAATTTAGCTAAGCGATTTAATGTTGCTAATCACAGGGCTGAAACACTAATCAGAACTGATGGAACTATGGTGATTAATAATGCTACCGCTAGGCGCTACTTGAATGCAGGACTTAAGTATTATCGTGATTTAGTTAGACTTGATGACAGGACAACTGAGATATGCCGTACAATTGCTAAAGAAAACAAAAGAAAGCTATTATCTGAGCTAAAGCCTGGAATTAATGTAGCACCCTATCATTTCAACTGCAGAACAACTATTATTCCTGATGAAGATGAGCTAAGTATTGAAGTAGAACCAATTGATGATAAAAGCACTAAGTATTTTAAGGATGTCACCTCAGATTGGATAGATGGAAATGAGCATAAACCACAACTGTCACTACTAAATGAGTACGTAAAAAATGGCACTCCTTACAAAGTAGATGGCCATAGTGTCGTTCTTGATCATTCGAATTATGAATATAGAGTTGCTAATTGGCTATCCAAAAAGACAGGATTGCAAGTTGACATGGTGCCAAGAGTTAATTCCCCTGAACATATCAAGACTCCTGATTATTTAGTTGATGGAGCTCCTTTTGATCTAAAAGAAATCACAGGTTCGGGTAAAAACGTCATTGATGGCAATCTACGAAAAGCAAAAAAGCAGGCAACTAATATCATTTTTGATATAACAAAAACCCCTTTATCATTTGAAGAGATAATGGGGCAATTAGAACATATTTATATGATAGATCGTAGGGGTCTTGATATATCAATTATCAAAAATAAAGATGAGGTATTAGCTGTATTAGAAAAAGAAGGAGGATGACCCACCGCCTCCACAGTAAACTGCTTCATGGGCGTTAGACCATCATCCTTCTTTATCTCAATTATACATCACCCTATTAAAACTATCAAGGAGGAAAATATGTTTATTTGGCAAATGGTATTAGTGGCACTAGGTGTATTGGTACTCATATTGATTGTTGGCATTGCAGCAATAGCGGTTAAGTCAATTATTGCAGAATTGAAAAAAGAAGGATAAAACAATGAATAAGCGCATTAAGAAAAAACGTAAATTGGAAACAGCGGTTGTGATGCTTGTTGCAGAGAATGCCATGCAAGCAGAAGCTATTAAAAATCAAAACAAACAAATCATGGAGCTAAAATCAATCGTTCAACGAAACGCTCTGGCAACAAACGAAGAGTTAGCGACTGTTAAAGCCGCTACTTTAGATAACCAATCAGTTATCAAGGCAATTGGTGACACGGTTGACTATATTAAGAAAAACTACAAACGGAAGTGGGGGAAATAAAGTTTAACCGTGTCGAATTCGACCCCTTTAGAAACCAAAGTCGTAGCAATACGGCTTTTTATTGTGTCCAAACTTTGTTGATGACACTAAAAGCTACACTGTTTCGTCGCAGGACGTAAAGCTAGACTATCGGTTGGTGGCGTAACCACTAGGAGAAAGTTATGGCAGAAGAAAATGTAACAACAGAGACAACTGAGCAAGTCGACACTCAAAAAGAAGCTGTTGAACATCCTAAGCATGAATATGAGCGAACTTTTACTCGCGCAGACATCTCAAAAATGATGGCTGCTGAACGCACTAAATGGGAATCTGAACAATCCGCAGCTATTGAAAAAGCTCGTACAGAAGGTGAACGTTTGGCCAAGTTGTCAAAAGATGAGCGCGCTAAAGAGGAGGAACAAAAACGTCTAGATGCTATCGCAGAGCGTGAAAAAGCAGTAGCAGAGCGTGAGATGCGCATTGAGACGCATTCCCTGCTTGTGGAGAAAGGATTGCCATTGGATTTTATTGATATTGTTTTAGCCACTACTGCAGAAGAGGTTAAGGCCAATATTGATAATTTACAAACTATTTTTGATAAAGCTGTTGAAAAACGTGTTAACGATCGTTTAACTCAGAAACCGCCACGAACTGGAAATGGCTCGGTCGGTATGACTAAGGCTGACATCATGGCGATAGAGGATGACGACGAACGTATGCGTTTAATTGCTGAGAATCGTAACTTATTTTAAGAGGGGAATATTATGGCTGAAAAAAACTTAAACACTATGGCGGACTTAGGAGATATTAAATCAATTGATTTTGTTAACAAGTTTTCCAAAAATATTAATGATTTACTAAAATTGCTAGGGGTTACTCGTCGTGAAACATTAACTAACGATCTAAAAATTCAGACCTATAAGTGGGAAGTGACTTTAGATCAAACTGATCCTGGAGAAGGGGAAACAATCCCTCTGTCTAAGGTTACTCGAACTAAAGATAAAGACTATACAGTGAAGTGGTTCAAGAAACGTCGTGCAACTACAGCTGAGGCAATTGCTCGCCATGGTGCAGCTCGTGCTATTACTGAAGCAGATAAGCGCATTATGCGTGAGCTTCAGAATGGAATTAAGGATGCATTCTTTACATTCCTCAAAACAAAACCAACAAAAGTTAAAGGCGTTGGCCTTCAAAAAGCGCTGTCTGCATCATGGGCTAAGCTAGCTACTTTTAATGAGTTTGAGGGTTCCCCGCTTGTTTCTTTTGTCTCTCCTTTAGACGTAGCTAACTATCTTGGAGATACTAAAGTAGGTGCGGATGCCTCTAATGTTTTTGGAATGACATTGCTTAAGAACTTTTTGGGTATGCAAAATGTGATTGTTATGCCATCTGTGCCAGAGGGTAAAATCTACTCAACGGCTGTAGAAAATCTAGTTTTTGCATCTTTAAATGTTAAAGGGGGAGACTTGGGCGGCTTGTTTGCTGATTTTACTGATGAGACAGGTTTAATTGCTGCAGCTCGTAATCGTCAGCTTTCTAATCTTACCTATGAATCTGTTTTCTTTGGGGCGAATGTACTGTTTGCTGAAATTCCTGAAGGGGTTGTAGAGGCAACAATCGAAGCTGCTGCTGTACCCGGCATTGGTGGTTAAAGGCTATTTATATGGGTGATAAACAACTTATTGACGATATCAAACTCTTTATAGGTATTTCCAAGGGTGATGGTGCGCAAGATGAGCTCATCACCCTTGCTATATATGAAAGTAAAGAGCGTGTGCTAGCTAAACTTAATGAATACTCAGAAACTGAAATCACCAAAATTCCTGATAGATTGAGGTTTATTGTCCGTGATGTTGCTATTAAACGGTTTAATAGGATTAATTCAGAAGGAGCCGTTGAAGATAGCGAAGAAGGAAAGACTTTTAAGTGGGACAGTTACCTTAAAGAGTATGAATCAACACTCAGAAGCGCTGCTATTGGGAAGGTATATTCAGGCAAAGGGGTAGCAAGATTTATTTAGGAGATACACAATGATCTATAAAGATAGAGTAATCTTAGTGTATGTCGATGAACAGGACGATTTTCTAGATAAAAGAACTGTTGAAAAACCTAGCGGGAAAATCCCCTGTATGGAAAATACTTTCACAAAATCTGAACAGATGGGGCTATTTGGTAAATATGATTTGAATGCTTTTAAGTTGCACTTGCAAGGCCATTACGACGGCTTTAGCAAGATTATCTACAAGGGAAAATCGAGGTTGATAAAGGGACTAGCACACCATAAAAATAGCACGGTTATTTATGTATGAGTCTTATTTATCGGATGAGAGGCCTAGATAGGTTTTTACGCAGCGTTGAGCGCAAGCAGAAGTCAGTACGAATCGCTGTAGATAAAGAGCTTAGTAAATCAGCTGCTAGGATTGAGAGACAGGCTAAAATACTAGCCCCGGTTGACACTGGATGGCTGAGAGCTCAAATCTACAGTGAGCAACAACGACTCTTACACTATAGAGTGGTTTCTCCTGCTTTATATTCTATTTATCTTGAATTAGGTACTCGTAAAATGGAAGCACAATCGTTTTTAGACCCTGCCCTGAGAAAAGAATGGCCTGTGCTAATGGCTAATATCAAAAAAATGTTTAAGAGGTGATGCATGGATTACTCACTGGAAACACTATATTTAAAAAAGGTAAAAAATAGATTGGGAGTTTTAGACATACCAATCTATTTTAAATTGCCTAAATCAGACGTTTTAGAGCCTTTTATTGTTGTAGGTACAAATATATCAGACTTGTCAAAAACAGCTCAAACTGGAGCAGTTATTGATGATTTTAGCCTGAATATCGATGCTTTCTTACCTGGCGATAGTCGTTTGGATGCAGAAGAGATAAAATCTCGCATGCTTAGACTGCTTGGGCGAAATAACCAAATAAAGGCTCAGATTTTGGTAGATAATTCAATAGGACGAGAAGTCTATAGAGTTGCTATCAACATTACAGAAACACTATTTTAAAGGGGACCTAAATGGCAAACACAAAAAAAGGAACAACTATTGAAATTACAACAGGTAAACCGATTGTAGGAAAAAAGATTTTTTACTTTATACAATCAGTTGATGCACCAAAGAAAAGTCAGGCTCTGTTGCCAGCCTATCGTACCGATGGTACTACAACCATGGGTGGTGAATACATTGATGAGCAAACCCAACAAGGTCGCGTTATTGAGAAGGCTACAGATGAACACTCTATTGATTTGACAACGTACTTTGTACCGACAGATCCATCTGTTGCTGTCATCGAGGAAGCTAAGAAAACAGGTAAATCTATCAAAATTTGGGAAGTTATTGCCGACGAAAGTGTCAAAGAACAGATTCAAATTCCTGAATCGACTGGACCCAAGAAAGATGTTTACCCTGCTAAGTTTGGGTACGCCAAGATTGACGAAATCGAACGCGGTACTGGTATTTCAGACTTAGTAGAAATGTCCTACACCGCTAACATTGTAGGGGCCTTACAAGATGGTAAATTCCCTCTCACGAAAGAAGAAATTGAAATGCTAGAAAATGTATACGGCTATCAAAATCCGGGTGATACTACTGGCGACTACGATAATATCACTAAATAGCACACAGGGGTGGCAACTGCTACCCCATTTTGATTTAAAAAGGAGATAAAATAATGGAATTTACAGCAGCAAAACGAAATATCGATATTAAATTTGATTTTAAAACTATGTTTAAGATCAATAATAAACTAGGAACAATTAACCCAGAAACAGGAGAGCGCAATGCAGATGGTGTTGGTGCTTTGTTTTTCAATATCTTAGAGCGTAATGAAAGCGCCATTGTTGACCTTGTGCGTTTATCTGCGGGAAGCGGAAAAAAAGCGCTAACTGAAGATGAAATTCTAGATGCAATTGCAGAAGCTGTTGATGAAGAAGGAACAACAGAAGGGTTGTTTGCTGAGATTGAAAAAGAAATGGTTGATTCTGGTTTTTTCAGAGCGAAGATTTTGAAATATATCGAAAACATGGAGAAATCAGCTCGTTATCTCAAAGCGAAGGACGATATGGACGCAACTCAAATCCAAATTATCGAAGACATGATTGGAAGAATGAGCAACGCAGTATCTTAGTAAATTGCGCACGGCTAGGGCTCACAGACATTGATACTATCTATAAATGTACTAAGTGGGAGCTAGAGGCTATTATGGAGGGGCTTGAGTATAAGCAGCTTGCTGAGCGCGAGAGCCTCTCTGAATTGTCTCTAAAGCTTAGATATACATTAAATGCTAAAAAGGTTGATGTAGGTAAGCTCAAATACGATAAGCATAGGCTAACTATCAAAAGATCGTATCAAAAAGCTAGCCGTAGCCAAGCCGATAGTGATAGCAGTATTGTTGAGAGAATACAAATGCTTAATAATCATTTTCAAAATAGATAGATAAGGAGGAGTAGATGCCAGGAACGTTTGATGGTTCTATTTTCGCTGATGTTGGTGCCAACACAAAGGACTATGAGCAGGCCATGGCCCGTATTGTTAGTACGACTCAGAATGCTTTCAGAAAAGCCCAAGATATAGCGGTTAACAGTAGTAATAAAATGGTTCAAATCATTGGACAAATCATGGCCCAATTAGCGAACAACGGCGAATCGCTCGGAAAGAGACTTGGTTCCGCCTACGCTACTGGTTTAAAACTGAGCATTGGTGAAATTCAACGTATAGCAGCTTCCATTGGCGAAAAAATTCCCGAACCCATAAAGAATGGGTTTCAAAAAATCATTATTCCAGTTGCAAGTGTTATTGACAAAATACGGGGTAACTTAACTGGTTTCATTAATCAAACAAAAATGCAACTTCAGAATCTTGTGGATATTGGTAAGATAAGATCTGCATTTACCAAGGCTGCGACTGGAGTTGATATCCTAACTCAGAGGGCAAGTAGTAAGCTTAATAACTTATCTGCAATATTCGAAACGGTCGCAGGCAAGCTTCCGCGACCATTCGGAACAGCGTTTAGAAAAATTGCCTCATCCGTTTCTACCCTGAATAGCTCTATACAGTCTGTTGGAGGGAAGATTTCTAATTCACTTGGTCAGCAAGTCTTGAACCCGGCCTTACAGTCATGGAATAATTTTTTTAGTTCTGTATCAGCTAAGGCATCTGCTTTCGCAAACAAAGTGAGTACTAGTTTGTTTGGTCGGCTGACCTCAAGTTTAGCTAATTTATCAAGTAAAATAGGGAGCAGTCTTAGCAATGGTTTTAGCAGAATGTCTAGTTCTGCGGCTACTTCCTTGAATGGAATCAGCCAGAAATTCGCCAACACCTCTTCTGCTGGAGAGAGACTCAAAAGTACAGTGATGAGCATCGTGCAGGCCTTTAGCTTAATGGCTGTTGCTCAAAAAGCTATGCACGCTATTACTGGGGCAATAGACGGGGCGGTTAGTCGCGTTGATACCATGAACCGCTTTCCAAAAACGATGGCTCTGTTTGGGTATTCTGCTGAACAATCTAAAGCATCAATTGATAAGCTATCAAAAGGAATTGAAGGTCTGCCAACTCCTCTAGACAGTGCTGTAAAAAGTGCTCAACAGCTCGCCATAACCACAGGAAGTTTAGATAAAGGGACTAGTTTAGCCCTCGCCTTCAATAATGCAATGATCGGTTACGGGGCAACAACTGAAGGGGCTGAGCAAGCACTCAGGCAGTTTAACCAGTCGTTGGGGTCTGGAAAAATTCAAGCTGAAGAATTTAACTCTGTATCAGAAGCTGCGCCAGGTTTAATGTCTAAAATGGCGGAAGCCTTCGGTTTTGGTAAAAATGGCGTACAAGATTTAAAATCAGCCTTATCTGATGGCAAAATCACTGCACAGGAGTTCGCAGATAAAATGATTGAGCTTAACGATGCCCAAGGCGGATTTGCAGAGATGGCCCAATCATCGGCTGGTGGAATCCGAACTGCGTGGAAGAACGTACATACCGCCGTTGTAAAAGGCGTAGCAGGTATGATTTCAGCCTTTGATGAAGCGGCTAAAGCTAATGGTATGAAGACCATTGCTGAAACACTTCTTAGCCTGAAGCCCGCAATAACCAGCGTTTTTGATACGATTAATTCTCTTATTCCAAATGCAGTTGCAGCATTCGCTAGGCTAAAACAGTCTATCAATATTGACTTTAGCCCATTAGGCGCCAGCGTTAAAGAGGTGTTTGCTCTTATTAATACTGTTCTTGGAGATTTTGCACATACTGGTGAATTATCAGGGCAGACTTTTGATAAGTTAAAAGCAAAAATTGCTTCTTTAGCCCCTAAAGTCATTGCCCTTTGGGCAGTGATGAACCCTGCTAGCGCTATAGCAACGATAATGCCTTTGCTTTCTCTATTCGGAAAAGTTGGTCTAGCTTTAGGAAGCTTAGGGACTTCTGTCGGGGCGTTTGGCGGCATAATTTCTAGTGGGATAGCTAGTGCCAGCGGCGTTGTTGGTGCCTTTGCGGCAACTCTAAGCGGATTACCTGGCGTTTTTGCTACCGCAGCAGGGCGTGGGTTATCTGTGGTTGGAACTATGACAAGCGCAATGTCCAGTCTTGTGAGTTTAGCACTGGCGGCTATAGGACCGGCCGCTATTCTAGGTCTTGTGGTGGCAGGACTTGGTTTGATTAATAGTCAGTTTGGCGCACAAATCGACCAGCTACTTAACACCGCAGTTACAAAAGGTCCTGGTATTATTCAAGGCCTTGTAAAAGGGATTACTTCTAAAATACCAGCTTTAATAGCTAGTGGTACTCAATTGATTGCTAAATTTGCAAATGCTATCACAGTGTTATTACCGGTTATAATTCAAGCTGGCGTTCAGCTAATTACCAGTCTCGTCCAAGGTATTGGCCAAAATGCAACGAGTTTAATTAGTTCAGCAATAAAAATCATTGGTAGTTTTGTTAGCTCAATTGCGAGTGCCTTGCCGCAGCTTATTTCTGTTGGAATGGAGCTATTATTAAATGTTGTCAACGGCATAGTTCAAAATATACCTCTTATTATCCAGCAAGCACAGCAAATCATTGGTAGTTTTGGGAACAGTTTACAGGCTAACCTTCCTAGTATTATCAGCCACGGTATAGCTATTTTGGTGAATCTTGTACAGGGAATTACTCAAATGTTGCCAACTGTTCTGCAGATAGCTACTCAAGTTATTACGAGTTTTGTATCTGGAATTGTACAGTTTTTACCGCAGTTACTTCAAGGTGGCATTCAAATCATTATTAGCCTTGTGCAGGGGATTATTCAAAATCTACCCCAGATTGTACAATCTGCTGTACAGATTATACAGTCTTTAGTTTCTGGACTGACGCAAGCTCTGCCTCAGATTATCGCAGCGGGCATTCAGCTTGTTGTACAACTAGCCGTAGCCTTGATAAAGGGACTTCCACAGATTATTTCTGCGGGTATTCAATTAATTACGGGACTCGGTAAAGCCATGTTAGAGGCTATCCCAAATGCTCTTTCAGGAGTTTGGGAAGGTATTAAGAGCGGATTCAGTTCGATGTGGGATCAAATCACAGGTAAGAGTTCCACAAGTACAGCTAAAGTCTCTGCGGACGCCACGGCCATGGCCTTGAATGTTGGTACTCAAACAACAGCTATGGCTAATCAAGCCAATACAGATACGACATCTATGCTTAATAGCATTAGTCAAAATACAGAGCTTGCTAATATAAACGCTACATCAAATGCTACACAGATGGCTAATAATGTTAATGCTCAGACAGGAACGATGAGTCTTCAGGGGTTGAATGATTCAATGTCTCTTGCGAGTGGCATTAGCGCTAATATGTCTGTGGCTAATATTAACGCTACTACTCAGGCTCAAGAAATGGCTTCAGGGGTTAATGGTGCGACTTCTTCAATGAATCTAGACGCCATTAATCATACGCTCAGCTTAGCTAGTGGTGTTGGTGCAAACATGGGAACCGCTAGCACAAGTGCAACTTCTCAGGCGCAAGCTATGAGCTCAGGAGTGAGTAACAGCCTGGCATCAATGCAGTCAAACTCAACTAAAGCAGCCTCTGGTCTGTCTAATAGTGTGACAAGCGAAATGTCTTCTGCAGCAACCTCTGCAACCTCAAGCGTTAATAGGTTGTCCTCGGCGGTCGAGTCTGGCTTCAATAAGGCGAAGACTTCAGCAACAACCTCAATGAATGGGATAGCCAATGCGGTTAAAACAGGATTTAGTAGCATTAACAGTACTGCAAAGCAATCTATGGCAAACCTTGTAAGTTCAGTGACTTCTGGGATGTCTCGTGCAACCGCGGTGTCTAATAATGCTTGTCAGAAGATCCTCTCAATATTCAGGGCTTTGGCAGGGCAGATGTCTTCTGCAGGAGCTTATGCAGGTCAAGGTTTTGCTAATGGTCTAGCTAGTAGCGCAGGCACAATCTACGCAATAGCTAACAGCATTGCCGCTAATGTAGCAGCAACAATTAGACGCGCTTTAGATATTCACTCACCATCTCGTGTCACTAAAACACTAGGTGCATTTACTGGAGAGGGGTTTGCCCTCGGTATGGCAGAGTGGATAGGTGAGATCAATAGCCTAGGTAAAGCATACGCAACAGCAGTTACTGATCAAAACTGGGGGGTAAATAGTACTGTTTCAACATCTGCTAAAGTTAATAATAGTGGAATCAATACCTCTCTTGATAATCTTAGCGAAGAGGTTAGGCAGTCTCAATTGTCAGAGCCTATCTTTGAAGTGCATAATGAGATTGTTGGAGATAAAATTTACACGGCTGTTAAAGAAAAAGAATCAAGAGAGCAATCTAAAGATTCTTATTTTGTTTTTGACTAGAAGGGAGTATTTTGGATTTATTAATAGAAAAAGAGAGTCAGGCAACTAGGTTGTCTGACTTTGGTATTTATAATATTGCTATTGAAGATAGCGCTCCTTTACTATCTGTATCACACCGAGCAGTCAAAGGAAGGAGTGGTTACATCTACGATGGGGCTACTTTTACGACTAAAACGCTTAAGGTCAAAGGAAGAGTGACGGTAAGCAACGTAGAAAGACTTTTGGACAAACAGGACGAACTAAACGCTCTGCTTGTTGTTGACGAACCTTTCTACGTGACTAAGATGTACCCTGAAAACTCAGATCTATTTAACTTTGAGCTTCCAGGGGAAAGCACAGGAGACCTGCAACTTATTGGCTCTCCTCATAAACCTTGGAAATATAGATTTAAAGTCATCTTAGACGACACTATCGCTTATGAATTTATAGGAAAAACCAGTCAAGGACTAAAATATAATCTTTCCTTCGCGCTAAGAACTGCTGAATTACCTTTCGGTGAGACAAAGCCAAAGGACATAACTCTATCAGGGGGCAGTTTTGCCTATGCAGGAACCGCTAAAGCAAGTCAGCTAGAGTGGCCTTTTATTATAGAGCTTACTCCTTCTGGAGGTCAGACTAATTTTTATATTGAAATTGATGACAGGCGCTTTGAGTTTAAGCAGAATAGCCAGCTACAAAATAGTGATAAATTACTTTTGACAGGCATAGCTACCACACTAAACGGAAATTATGTCAATGCTAAAACGAACTATGAGTATTTTATCTTCAATCCTAATCCTAACAAGAGAATTACTTACAAAACGGATTTTCTTGGCACGATTAGGATTTTAAATTTTGTAGAGTTGTATAAATAGGGAGGTCTAATGATTACTTTTTTGGATCATCGTGACATTGAGTATGGGGTCATTAGTGTCATTAGGCATACTAATGCTGTTAATGGTGAGCGCTCAGTGAGCGGGGAAATTTATACAAACAGTGATGTCCTCAATAATATCGATAGAGGGTGGCGACTTAGATTTGAAGATGAGTATTACGTTGTTATTTACGCAAAGCCTGTTGATGTTGGTCAAAAAACGCAAGTTTCGTTTGATGCCATACACCAATTTTTTTGGGACTTCAGCAAGAGTAGTATCTATGAGGGTCTCGGAGATGGGTCTCATACCATTGATACCTATCTAGAGACAGTATTTAAAGGTAGCGGGTACCGCTATAAGCTAGAAGTAGGTGTGAACGCATTTAGAAAACAATCTTTTAATTATAAGTCCAGGTTAGATTTATTCAATGAGATTATTAAAGCGACCGGACTTGAATTTTCAGTCAGCGGGAAAGTTGTTCGGCTATTAAAAAACATAGGTACTGATCTGTCAACAGTGGTACGAAAAAATTTCAACATGAATGACCTTACCATTGAAAAAAATATTGATAGCTTTATTACCTATCAGAAAGGCTTTGGTGCATGGACCGACCCAGAGGACCACTCTAAGGGGAGACTTGAGGCGGAATACGAAAGTCCTCTTGCCAAGGAGTACGGTCGACTTGAAGGGGCGCCTCTGACGGATGAGCGCTTCACGGTGGCAGATAATCTAAAAGAAGCTTTAAAAAGTAATGTTGAAAATTCATATAAGATATCAGTAAAAATTGATATGGAAGATTTAACGAGAGCTGGGTATAGATGTGAGAGGCCGGTTGCTGGTGACTACATTATGGCGATAAATGAGACTTTAGGTTTTCAAGAGCGTATACGGATAGTTTCTTTTACAAGCTACTACGACGCAACTGGAGCTTTAGTAAAACATGAAGTCACTTGTAATGATATCGGATCTGTGAAAAAACAAAGCGTAGGAAGTCTGTCTATAAACAGTAGAATCAATCAGATAGATGCAGATATTGCTTCTGCAATTGAAGTAGCAACACAAGCACTAGTATCTGCTGACGGGAAAAATACTGTTTACGGTGGCACAGAAATGCCCAAAGATGAACCAAAAGGAACCTTAAAAAAAGGAGACATATTATTCCTAAAAGTTGGCGATACTACTAGAATGTATTTCTGGAATGGTGCTGAGTGGGAAGAACCTGAGGTTGTGAACGACCCAGAACGATGGCGTGAAGACCTCGAAAAACAAATCTCTGAGGCGATCGAAAAAGCTAAAAAAGTGCAGGAAGAAATTAACCAGCGTACTGACAAAGAGCTAGAGGAATTCCGAGCCACCCTCAAAAACCTAGCGTTACCAGAGGAAGCGATTAAAAAAATCACCGAGGCTATCAAAGTTGATGACATCCCATCGATTAAACAGTCGTTTGATGACCTCAAAAACAAGGTCAGTGAAACGAGCGAGACATCCCGTCTAAACGCCGAAATCATAGGCACAGACGGTAAGACCCGCTACAACAAAAATTTGCTGGTTGGCGACCCTAACCGCACTAAAACCTATGATGAGGATTACATAGAAGTAGAAGCTAACGACGGTGGTTTTAAACGTGGCGAGACGTACACGATTAGCTTTAGTCAAACGTGTGAGCCGCTCAAAAAAGTGGCTATCACGCTGACACAGGCTAACAACAAGGGAGTTAAGTTAGTGCTGACACCAACTAAAGCAAAAATGGAGTCGCAGACCTTTGACCTCACTAAAGATAAAGAGGCTATCAGTGTTTATCCGTTTAGCTACACAGTGCTTGTAACCAGCGACTGGTATAAATCTAAGCA